GGTATGGGAGGAGACGTCGGGCTGGTGCGCGGTCTGCGGTGTCTCCACCGCAGGACTGAAACGACACTATAACCGGACAGGCTATAGCCCTGATCTAGTTGTGTTCCGGTGCGATGATTGTCGCAGTGAGTGGTATGAGATTGAAAGCTGAATTTATCGCTAATGGGAATAAAGGCAAGGCGTTTCATACGGGTTTGAGTCCGTTGGCCCCGGCCTCGTGCCGGAAACAGTTAAAAATCCTAACCTGTTTTGATTGCCCACTGCCGGACTGCGAGGCGGACACTAACGGGGAACTGGCGGAGCGAAAGCCTAAAAATGTTTCTTGACAAAAGTTCTGAAAAGGTTTAAAACTAAAGCGAAAGGCTAACTATAAAAATGAGAAGGTCTGAAAAAGTTGTTGAATTAGAACAAATTTCAAAATACCGTCAATGGCGTAGGATATTTTTAGCGACACTCCGGGCAACCGGCAATGTGATGTTGTCCTGCCAATCAGCTCATATTTCAAAGGTCGTTGCCTATCGTCTGAAAAATAACAATCAAATCTTCCGCAAACAGTGGGAGGAAGCTGAGGATGACGCGATAGAAACCCTTGAGGCCATTGCCCGGAAACGGGCCGCCGAATCATCGGATGTGTTGTTGATATTTTTACTCAAAGCACACCGGCCTGAAAAGTATCGGGAGGTTTACCGCGTGGAGCATACCGTTATCCAGGATGAGGTCAAACGATTGGCGGCGGAGACAGGATTATCGGCTGAGGCGATAGAGGCAGAATTTAGGGCATTAACAGGGGATAAAAGTGGATGAATCTTTAATATTCAGGCCAAAATGGAATAAAAAAGGGGATATTCGATTTTTATCTTTATATACCTTCAATTCTGCATTACATAAAGTGGGTGTTGAATTTATAAAAGGTGAAAAGGCTAATATAGATATACGATTACCAAATGAATTTGCGGATAACATAACAAATAATCTCACAGAAACCTTTGGAAATTTAGAAGGATTTTTATGCTCTCATCCACCAAGAGGACATTCAAAAACAAAGTTACATTATGCCCGTGAATTATCAAAATTAGTTGCTGATAAAACTAATCTCTCATATTCAATGATATTTCGAGACCGTTTACTAAAAGGGTCCTCTTCCCCTAAGAATTGGTACACTCGAAATGAAATTGAGGTTGAATGTTACCCCCATATAGATAAAGGTATTATTCTGTGTGATGATGTATTGAGTAGCGGAATAACTATGCAAGCATGTTTACAAAAGTTAAACAGTTATTTTGTCGTTCCAATTGTTTTGATTTACGGGGATGGTTTAGAGGGGATGCAGGAGGATGACTTGTTTTCCCAACTTATGGGCTTGGCTGATAGTGTAAAAAGTTCCGCCTTTATGCCGTCCATCGTATAGTGCTATCAAAATATCAGCTTTAGCAGCGATAAATTTATCCCTTATAAGCGGAGCAAATTTACCAAATAGGGAATAATCAGGGGGAAGAACTTGAATGTTACGGTTTAGTTCTCTGGCTATATTATTAACTTGGGTGTCAAAACCTACTGCCCCCCCATGTAGGATAAAAGCATTAGGATATATATCAAATATATGTTTTAAATCCTCAATTCTGGCTTGTTTATTTCTGTGGCCCGTAAAAGCTAAAATCATTGTAGTAAAAATATATCATTGTAAAATATGGATGTCAAGGCGCAAATGTTCTAATTTGGGGTGTTTATGCCAATCGTAGCTAAACTCAATCCTCTTACCGCCGTGCGACTGGCGGCGCTCCGTGTGAAGCTCCGACAGATAGCGGCGGCTAAAAATCCTGGTGAAACCCGCAATTACGATTGGCATACCATCGCCCGGCCTAAACAGTTACCCCCTCCGGGCGATTGGGCAACCTGGCTATTACTGGCAGGCCGGGGATTCGGTAAAACCCGCTCCGGCGCTGAGTATGTCCGGGCTATGGTGAAATCAGGGCGGGCAGGACGGATAGCGTTAATTGAACGCACCCCGGCGGATGCCCGCGATGTGATGATAGAGGGCGAATCTGGTATTCTGGCCGTCCATCCCCCATCGGAGCGGCCTATTTACGAGTCCAGCAAACGCCGTCTCACCTGGCCTAATGGCGCTCAGGCCAGAATATACACCTCATACGAGCCGGATGAACTCCGGGGGCCACAGCATGACCTGGCGTGGGCTGAGGAACTGTGTAGCTGGCAATATCAACAGGAGACGTGGGACAATCTCATGCTGGGATTGCGTCTCGGTCAAGCGCCTAAATGCCTGATTACCACGACACCAAAGCCGGGTAACGTGCTCAGAGATATTATGTCTCAACCAACAACGGTGGTTGTTACTGGCTCCACCTACGAAAACCTGGAAAATCTAGCTCCGACATTCAAATCTCATATCCTTTCCAGATATGAGGGCACGACATTAGGTAGGCAGGAGCTATACGCTGAAATAATTGACGAGGCTCCGAATGCTCTATGGCAGAGGCCGATAATTGACAATAATCGTGTTAGCCATGCGCCAATATTATCTCGTATCGTTATCGGTGTTGACCCCCCAGGGGGCGCTACTGAATGCGGTATAATTATTGCAGGGATATCCGAAAACGGCCATTATTATATACTGGATGACAGGAGTTTGAGGGCATCGCCGAATGTGTGGGCCAGAGCGGTAATTGACGGTTTTGTTGCACACCAGGCAAATATCATCGTGGGCGAGCAGAACTATGGCGGCGATATGGTGGAGGAAACTATAGCTAACGCCGCTAAGGACCGCAAGGCGGTCATACGCTATAAACACGTCCACGCAACGCGGGGGAAGGCAATCCGGGCGGAGCCGATTGTCGGCCTCTATGAGCAAGGGCGGATCCATCATGTCGGAACATTCCCAGCGTTAGAATCTGAGATGTGTCTGTGGGTGCCGGGTGAAACCGCTGAATCACCAAACCGTATTGACGCCTTGGTATGGGCATTAACGGAATTATCGGAAAATGGAATAGGTCTCAAACTCGTAGAATCACCCAGGGATTCTCTCTGGACTGGCAACGGGAAAAATGACGATAATGGGGGTAGCCAGCGCAATAGCTGGCGAAAGTGGGATTGATTAATGTCAGTAAACACAACTGATCTTGCAAACGAGCTCCGGGGAAAAATCACAAAAAGTCGGCTGATAGATATACAGCCACAATCGGGGCTGATGCCCGGTTTTGTGCTAATATTCGAGAATGAGAACGAGCAGCGGTTCAGCCTGGGCTTCTCTGCTGGGCTAAGTATCAATGCCCAGGCTAACAGCGCCCAAATTACGGCGTTGATAAATGTCAATTTGAGCGAGCCTCAGAGTTAAGGGGGGTATTTGATGGTCACTAAAACAATATCGGGTAATGGAAAAGGGGCTGGACTTATCGGCGTAACTGGACTCTCTATCTGGGGGGGACTGCTAAACGAGGAATATCTTAACGCCCTCAAGGGGACAAAACGGGATAAGGTTTTTCGGGAGATGGAGGATGATGCCGTCATCGGCGCTCTCCTGGACGCTATCAAAATGCCTTTAATCAGAGCTGAGTTTAACGTCATTCCCGCTTCTGAGGAATCTCCCGATGCCGAGGCCGCCGATTTTCTATGGGACGTTATGAACGGTATGGACGGCTACACCTGGAGGCAACACGTAGTTGATATGCTGGATTTCCTGCGGTATGGGTTTGCGCTATCGGAGGTAGCGTTTAAAAAGCGTCCCGATGGGCGTATGGGAATTGCTATTCTGGAACCACGTGGGCAGGAAACGGTGGAACGATGGTTGCAGGATGGTTCGCAGATAATAGGAATCCAGCAGCGAGACCCGGTGACTGGGCAACTATATACGATTGAATCGTGGAAACTCATACATGCCACTTTCAGGCCCCGAAAACGCAATCCCGAAGGCAGCTCCCCCCTACGGAGCCTCTACCGGTCATGGTACACTCGGAGAAATTTAGAGATAATCGAGGCCATAGGCGCTGAGCGTGATTTGGCGGGCTTGCCAGTCATCGAACTCCCCCAGGGGGCGTTGCAGGCAGATTCCACGACTGCGGAAACGATGGTGCGGCATATCCGCAATGACGAGGAAGCTGGCGTGGTGCTGCCTTTCGGTTGGAAACTGAATTTATTGTCTGGTGGGAGCAAAAGCTATAACACCCGGGAGATAATCAGGGACTTGAACAAAACAATCCTCATGCGGTTTTTTGCTCAATTCCTGGTGTTGGGCATGGAGCAGGCAGGTACGCAAGCCCTGGTGAAGGGCTCCCACGATTTTTTTAGTTTGGCGCTGGAATCAATCCAGCAGGAACTAATTGAGATGTGGAATATGCAGCTGGTTTCTCGGCTATTCCAAATGAATCCATGGCCAGGATTAAAAGGATTGCCAAAGCTGGACTGGACGCCGCCGGGTAAAAATGACATCGCTGCTATTTCCACGTTATTTAGAGATATGGTGGGAGTGGATATTCTCACGCCAGACAGCGGTCTGGAGGACTATGTTCGCAGCATGGCCGGTTTACCCGATAGGCCAGAGGGTGAACGAGAGGGAGAACGGATAAAACAACAGCCTCAATCACCGTTTCAAATTCAGGCTGCTACTAAATCCACTTTTGCAGTAGTGGACGGCACTCAGGGCAGGCGGGGGCGTGGTAGGATGGAGCAGGCCACTAATGCCTATCAGGGGGCGCTCCTGGATGTTTATGATTCGTGGGCAACGGCAACCGCTAAGACGCTTCAACAGGCAACCGATCCCGGGGCTGTTATGGACACTGAATTACCAAAACTTGCCGAGGCATTGAAACAGGCAGGACGCAAAGGAATTCGTGAGGCGGTGACAATGGGACTCAGGGGCGCTGAGCCTGGGCCAGAGGCATTATCCCTCATGGCCTCAGAGATAACGGCTAACGAAATAGTGATTGACGAAAAACTAATACCGGATATCAAACAGCGTCTACAGGGATTTATTGTCGACAATGCGGGGCAGCCATTCGACGAAAAGGCATTGAAAGGGACGCTGGATTCGCAACGTTCAAAGCCCGCGATGGGCGCTGGTGGTTTCTGGGTAGCGATATTCAGGGGGGGCGCTATATCGGTAGCTGAGGAGGATAAACAGCGACAGGCAGAGGGAAAACAAAAATTGCGTGTGCGGTGGGTGCTGGACCCGGACGCCGAACATTGCGTAACCTCCCCTGGATTTTTCGGCTGCCCCGATTTGGTAGGGGAGTACGATTCCTGGGATGCTATGCCCACCGTGCCAGCGGGTCAGGTTACCTGTCGTGGTAATTGCCGATGCTTTATCGAGCTAGAAACTGAACACGGCTGGGACAGACTAGCGTGAGCCAACAAACACCCTCTCCCGATTGGATCTACTGCGATTGTTGTGGCAAGCGGGTCATGGCACGGCTGGAAAATGGGAAACTTATTATCGTTAACCATAATCACGGTAAAAATCATGTTGTAACATTGCCCGTAGAGTTTTTTGCAGATATGACACAGCGTCCGATAGACGGGGGCTTGACAAAAATTAAATAACCGTCTACTATTCAAATAATTGCTTATAGAGTCCCATCGAGGACCCCCAAGCGGATAATTTTCGCATGGAGGCTCTTTTTTAATGCCCTTCGCTGGTTACCCTGACTTTGCAGCTTGCGTTGCCGATAACGGCGATAAATCAAGCCCGGAAGCGTTTTGCTCGTGGCTGGAACACAACGTCACCGGAGCCTGGCCAGGGGAAATGACAGCGGGCCTGCCAGACGAAACCGCTAAAATCTTTTGGGCTGCATTCGGTGATACCCATGATAAAACCGCTATTGA